CCTCAGGCTTGGCCAAGTTGAACTGCTGAAGCACAAGATACCCGAAAGCATCAAAGGCGTGGTCCACTCCTAGATTTTTGTTAGGCAAACCAGTGCCTGGGGCGTAAGTCAACGTCCGCAACGACTTGATCAGCTCTTTGCACCGTGGATGGATCTTGACCCGACGCGCTCCAGAAGCATCCATTAGGCCAGTGTTGACCGCTGTAATCTTGTCTCGAATTTTCCACGGTGACCTAGGACTCTGGACCGTGAAGCCGCTGCGTCTGAGGATTGCGTGGTCCGTTACGCCCACACCACTGGTTTTCCTTGCACCGCCTGTTGGGTCAGGGCAGGCAATAACTCTGCGATCTACTCCATACCTACGAGTGACTTCTTCCGCAAAATCCCAAGTCGTGGCACCGCCAGTCAACATAATCTCGTCAAACACGTACAGCGTGTCCTGATCTTTGACGGCACAGATGCCAGACATCGGATCCACGTTGAAGTCAACGCCCAGCAGCAATGGTTGAATCGAAATATCCTTTGCTTCCGTTGAAATGTTGTCGTCAGAAAAACTGATGGCCACCAAACCAGTCAGGTTCTCGAAGGACGCTTCGAATTCCTGGCGGAACGTGCGCGAATCAAGTTGAGCGCGGGCTGCTTCAACCTCGTGCTTACTGACGTTTCCTCCTTCAATCGTTGTATAGCTCCATCGTTGCCATTCGTTCGTTTCGTCGTCTGGGACATAACACCACAAGTCGTAAAACCAGCTAGCTGTACCGTCTGGCGTCGAAATAAACAACGCCCAACCCTCTTTATCCGCCAATGCAGGTCGAATTACCTCAAACCACACCTCCGAATCCATAAAAGCCGCTTCATCTAGCACCACGCCGCTCAAACTTCGGCCACGAAGCGCCATTGCGTTCTCAGTGCCCTTTAATTCGATCGTTGAACCGTTAATTAGCTCAATTCGTAGGTCCGTTTCGTTTTTAGTCTTGATCCAAACCTTTGGAACCAGCTTTTTTAACGCTCTCCACGCAATATCTTTGGCCATTCGATAGGTCGGAGCGCAATAAAAGAAGGTTTCGCCCGGCTTGTTGAGCGCTCCACGAAGTAGCTCAACGCATGAAAGGTACGATTTGCCGAATCGACGACCGGCAACTAAGACTCTGAAGCGCTTGTCGCTCGAAAAAACTTGGCCCTGTGCCCATCTCAGGCTTACGGGCTCTGCTTTTGTGCTCATAGCTAGTACATTACACAGGTTTTCAACCCCTACCCCCCTTCAAACGGCCTTAGCAAGGGGTAACATCAGGGAACAGCAGTCAAATATGCAATGAATCCCGGACGCTCGCCTGACGCTGTTATAGAAGCCCGTAGGCGACGTTTATACAAACGCCAACTAGACGGACTGTCGGCTCGGGCGCTTGTTTACGACCACGCGGAAAAAGAACAAGTCGGAATCGCTACTGCTTGGCGCGATTGGTCAGCCATTCAAGAATGGAACGAAGAAGACTGGCAGCGCGACCGAGACAAAATGCTGTCACGTTTGCAGCACATGCGTACCAAGCTATTCCATCAGGCCCTGAAGAAAGGGCAGCTGCAAACCGCAAGCCAAGTTCTTGATTCCATCGGACGGGTGATTGGTGAGTCCGTTGAAACCGTCAACATTCAAGCCCCTGAACTTAAGATCTCCATCGAAGACAAGGGCGACTGATCCCCACGCTCACAACTTCAGACCCCTGCCCCCACCTTAGGGGGCTTTTTTATTACACGAGTGCTGTTAGTCAGATATATGTTTAAGGTACCCGCGCCTTGATACTTCCAGTATAAATCGCCACCCTGCCCCCTGTCTGTATCGGTTGCTACAGTATTGAATATATGAAGAGATGTTAACAAATCACTCTGATCGAGTGCTAGGGCATCCCGATGCCTTATACTGTAAGAGTCAAGGGCAGGCGCTAGAGCTACCTTGGCCAATGGAGAAGTCAACTGTCGCATGGTTTCGAACCGGTTTGCCTCTGCGCGCCGCCAGCTTGCCATGCTTTGACACCTCCTACAGACAGTCTGATCGCGATTCGCAAGTTTCAGCGGCTGGCCTGGGTACGCCCCAGCAACGCCCACAACTGATCCGAGCGATTCAGCGCCCACGGGTGCCGCTATCAGCAAAGAGTAAAAGCCAACCCTATTTAGTTTCACTAATGGAAACCAAGACTCAAACAACTCACACAGTCACTGTTGGCCGTGTGGAGATCGGTGGCGGTCGCATCGTTGCGATCTGCGAAACGTCAGGCGACAGTGTGACGCTGGAAGTTCCCTATGGGGCTGTAACCGAAGCGGTGGAGAAGTATCTCACCGAACGGCTGACAAGGTGGGATCGGGATCGCATCGTAACGATGCTGACCGATCTGAACCGCGCGGAAGACGTTAAAGCGGAGTCCAAGTGATGACGCTCGAAACGTTCGCCACGCGGTCACTGATCGCGGTAACCCTTGCGGCTTCTGGCTGGCTGTTCTTTTACGACACAGCCTGCAACCGCTCCTTCACCCACAGCGGCACTCAACCTTATGTTCGAGTGATCCGCTGATGGCTTATCTGATGCAAGTCTGGAGAGGAGTCCCTCAGTGTGGGGGACTCGGATGGGTGACCTATGGCGGTCCGGTAAGTGAAGCGAGAGCACATCAGCTCTTAGCTTTATCTCAACGGATCCGACCGCAGCATCCCCACAAGTTGGAAACCATCAGCCCCGGTTAATCCGGGGTTCTTTTTATGTCACTCAACTCTACGTATTTTCACCTATCGCGGGTCTCGTCCAATAAAAAGACGGGGCCAATTGCAGTTACAACGACGGCTAAAAGCAGCTGCCCTGCATCCTGCGGGATGAAGGAAGTCTGCTACGCCGCGTCGGGGCCACTTGCGCTCCACTGGTCTGCAGTCTCCAACGGTTCCCGCTCCAAACAATGGCGGGATCACTTGGACGACTTGGCAAGTCTGCCGTTTGGTTCACCTTTACGGCTTAACCAAGCGGGCGACCTTGTGGCCAGTGTGTCCGGTCGACTGTCTCGCGCTTTTATTGACGGGCTCTTGTCTGTCGTTAAAAGTCGCAGGCTGCAGGCTTGGACTTATACGCACCATGACCACACCGTGGGAGACAATGGCAAGCTTTTACGGCGTGCCAATCGTGAAGGCTTGCGGATCAACGTTTCAACTGAGACCGAAGAATCAGCAGACCGCGCGATAGCTTCAGGCCTTCCGGCTGTTCTCGCTGTTTCAAGCGAGGAGACTCGAACGGTCTGGCGCACGCCAGCACGCAACTTGGTCAAAGTCTGCCCCGCTCAACTGCGGGACACTGACTGCAATCGGTGCATGCTGTGCCATAAGCGTGGCTCTAAGGTCATTATTGCCTTTCTTGCCCACGGCTCCCGCAAGTCCCGCGCCAATCAACAGCTAAGCCATGGAACAGTTTAAATCCGTCGGCGCTTGGATCGCTGCCAGCGATTCAGACACCGAAGCGCTTTTAAAGAGGGTTGTTGCGGATATCGCGGCAGACCAACTTAAAGAAGCGAGGCTAAGACGGCGTCAACGTTTGGAGGAGATCAACCATCCCTCAGACTGCGGCGTTTGGAACCTTACTGACCGCCACTAGTTTGGCGGTCTTTTTATTATGTCAACGCACGAATTCACAGCCGCAGACTGTCAATGGGCGGATCTGCATTTTTCAGATTTAGGAGAAGCTCGCGAGCATCTCGACGGCCTCATTCAGGCCAGAAAGTCGCTCGAAAGCATGCGACGGCTTAAGGCATTCGCACTGTCTGACGCTCCAGATGCTGACATCGACCGGATCGACCGTGGGATTGCAGAACTGGAAAGCCAGGAAGAGGAGTTGGCGGCATTAGTCGCTGAATGCTCCATGAATGCATTATTTGACTGAGCCCCTAACGGGGCTTTTTCTTTATGCGCTGAGCCGGATCAGGCACTCCTCAGCACGACAGTCTTCAAGCTTGGCTCGAACCCAGTTCAATCGACCGGCAACTCGACGGCCATCATTAGTGTCTTTGTAGCAGTGAAGCGCTTCAAGCAGCAGCATCCACTCGTCGGCACAGAAATGAATGGTTTTAGTTGGCTGAGTCATGAATGGATTCGTTGCGTTTGTGAACCTGTTCGTGTAGGATTTTAACCAGTGGAGTCAAGCCCAGCTTGCTCCGCTCCAATCCCATCATCCTATGAAACGTTCCAATGACACCAAAGCCAAGCACGTTAAGGAAGCCAAGCGCCTTCTGAGCCTTGGCTACAGGCCAGGAGCAGTCGCTCTGCGCCTTGAACGCCTGTTTGGCATGAGTCGCGCCACCAGCTTCCGTGATGTTGAAACTGCCAGTGCCGAGATGGATGCTGAAAACATCCAGCTTGATGCTGACATCGATCCAACATCACTGATCGAACAGCGTGACGCCATGCTCCGTGACCTTGAACAAGCCTGGATGGAAGCTTCAGCACAGCACAACGTGCAAGAGCTGATGCAACTTTCCAGGGCCTTCGAGCGTCTCCACCGCATGGGCGGTAACCAGTCTCAAAACTATTGAGACCTTTGTCTCATTCCGTTCCAATGACTCCTATCAACCTCACAGCAGACCAGCGCGAATCCATGGCAGTCGCCTTAGGCGAACGCATTGGCATGGATGTCGCTCCAAAAGACATCGCGATCATCGGCAACTGGTTGTTTCACAACGATCCCGATTGTGACGAGGTGGATGCCTACGAGCTTCCGCTTCCGATGTGCGCTGAAATTTGGGACTCTGTTCCTCTGTGGAAAAGTCCTTTTGGCACCAATGATCCCGCAACGCTCCAAGCAACTATCGCCAATCTCGAATCGTGACCATCATCCGCAACGAAGATCCAAACGAGCTTCTCGGCTTCGAAATTGACCCTTGGCCGCCCTTGTCAGAGGAAGAGATCGAAGAACGAGAACGTCAGGCCGAGTTCCAGAATTTCCTGGACTCGATCCCTGACAGTGCAGAACGCAACCGCAACCTCAAATGATTAGCCGCCAAGACTGCGACCGCTCCATCAATCAACTCCTCTGCCTCATCCTTGGCAGTCACAAGTCCAGAGCATCAAACCATCTCAGCTACAAGCCTGCAGAACGTATTGAGTTCTGCTTCAAGCTCGTCCAGCAAGAGATGGAGCAAGTTGTCCGTACTGCCGATCCAGAAGCCTTGCAGAAGGGTCTCAGCGACGGTCAACGCCAGCTCGCCAGTCTCCAATCTCTCAAAACTCTCAACCAACTCATTCAAGAGGTCGAATGGTGATGTACCACTACCGCCCAGTTCAAGAATATGAGTGCGACAAAATCCAACGCGCTCTCGACATCCTTAAAGGTGTTATCGCTCGTGAAGACAGGCGTCATCAAATGGATGAACACTTGACCCATTCGATGCGGTCTCTCTTGGAAGATGAAATCATTCCCCAGCTCGAAAACGAACTGGATTTTGATCCAACGCCCCAACACCTGTGGGACAACTCCGGTGGTGAACCTCCAGTAACTCTGGCTGAAATGCACGCCGACGCTTACAACCGCAAATTCAACTCATGAACATTGTCGAAACCTACGCTCCAACACTCAAACATCTTGAGGAGCAGCTGCGCCCACATGATCCAGTCATCATCAGCTGGACTGCTGGGCCACAGCCTGGCTCTACTTCAGATATATGGGGCACTGATCCCTTCATCTTGATCCAAACGGAAGATCCTTACAAACATGATGGTGAACCTGACACGATCTTGATTCGTAGCGAAACTGATTGCGTAGTCTTTTCTGACTTTGGCGAAACGTATCCCATTACGTTCCAAAAAGTTCTCGAATACTTAGCCCAACTGCCCCGACCTCTTTGGTCGTTTACATCATGAGCAGCATCCTCAACGGCAACAAGTACTCCCCGGAAGGCTCTCGCGTTCCAACAGATCTACTGCCAAAAGCCATCCGCTATGAGACGGCTAGAGCAGTCATCTTTGAAGAGCAGGGCAACTTCGTCCGCGCCAATGACTGCCTGCGCTTGAAGCGGTACTACGAACGTAGAGCCATGGAAGAGTGCGTTTCACCTGAACCCCAAAACACCAATGTCTGACTCCACACCCAATTCGCCCCAAGACCTTTTTGACCAGGCTGACAGACTCGCTTTTAACATAGCAAGAACTCAAATTCATTTAGACCAAGTCAGGAAAAAAGCCAAAAAATGGAAAAAAGTAGAAGATGATGAAATTGTCAAAATTGATGGCAAATCTATAAAGGGTATGTCAAATATGCTTGAGTTTTATATAGAGATAAGTACATCTTGCTTGGAAATCATCAGGAATCAACGCAATTTTCTAGATAAATACTTTGAGACCTAAGCCCAGGGCCAGCCTAGCTCCACGTCTCCGCGCCAAACGTCATCGTCCATAAGACGTTGCATCGCATAAACACGGAATAGGCGTTTCAGCTCTTCTGTTGAGATGCCTATTTCCTTCGCTTTAACAGCAACATTACAACGCCCCTTGTAAATCTCATCCAACGCTTCTTCCATGAGAGCTGCTTTAGCTAAATGGCAAAACCAAATCGTATCGTATAACGGTTGGTATGTTTCCACACGTTTCAATGGAACATGGGTTTGTCTCAAAAATGTCTACATCATCCCTTGGGACATGGACAGCTCCATGCAAGACATGGCTAAAACTCCAGGTGGTGCCAAATTTGATCACATCTGGCTGTCGCCTGATAGAGAAGATTTTAAAAACATGACCGTCGATAATAAAAATGCTTACAAACGAGTAAGCTGCATTGGAGTCGTTCGTAAATACAGAAGAGATAACGGCACTTGGGATTACACCGTTAAATCAATTCCAAAGTATTCGGTTGAAGACTGTGTTCTTAAATTAAATAAAGTAAGGACTAGCCCACACAAACGACTTAAGCTTATCAACTTTTCTATTGATATTATCAACAATCACCGTAAAGGCGATCCTGATTCGCTTGTCTTTGGCATCGGCTGGAGTGTCTCACAGTTTTATGATCGAATAGTTGAAGAGCAAAAAGAACTTCAGGCGTCCGTAAACGCACAAACAGAAAAAGAAAAAACTGTTCTGAAAAACGGTAGATGCAAAAACCTTGATCAGGCAAAGTTTGTTTCTAAGACTAGAAAACCAGCTAGGGGTTTCTAAAGCACCTCTCCACTTAGCAGCATCTCCTTGTAAAGGTTGTTCCGCTCCGTCCATCGAGCCTCACAACCTCTCATCTCCAGCTCTGACAGCATCCGCAGCTGGACATTGCCGTTTGGCTTCGCAATCACCACCGCCCCAGCACTAACTCGGATCCCAGCTCGTTCACGCAGGGCAAGACTATATGCGCCCAACTGATCCTGATGATCCTTTAGCCATGCTTCTGGCTTGTCAGTCTCTCGGCTGGTCGTCTTGAAATCGCAAATCGTCAAACCCAGTGGGGTGTCGATCAAAGCATCTGCCGTTCCGGCAAATCCTTCATCACTGCTAACGCTGAACTCACTGGCATGAATGGCCGTTACACTCCCGCTCACCAACCAGTCGGATAAACCTCTGGCGTACTCACGGGCTGGCCATGGAACCTTGGGCGAGCCTTCTTCCGCTTTCTTGAGTGCCCAGCTGGTGACTGCCTTAGGAGGTCGAGCCAGT